TAGATCAAAGGCTTTGGAAACTGTCGAACAAATTTTGGAAGACAGGGGTGCTAATTACGGCGATTTGAGAGAAAACTGGGATCAAACGGCTAAAATGATCGAAATGATTGTTGGCGTTAATATCAGGCCGGAGCAATTTGGTGCCATTATGATTGCAATGAAAATGTCACGGCTGGCTAATAGCGATTGCCGGCATTTAGATAGCTTGCTGGACATTATCGGCTATGCGGCTTTGACGATAGAAATATTGGGGGAAAACGATGAGCATTAAGGCACTAGATTGGGCTATGGATACAAAGCTAGATGACCCGCTAGCTAAATTAGTTTTAATCGTAATAGCAAATCATCATAATCAATCACACGGTTATGCTTGGCCTTCTGTCGGGCATATCTGCGATGTAACTTGCGCGAGCGAAGCGACAGTGCGCCGTAAAATTTGCAAACTAGAAGATTTGTTATTGATAAAGCGTGAATATAGGGTGGGCAGATCAAATCATTATTACCTATCTTTTAAGCCCCCTGTCACTGTGATACCCCTGTCAGAGGGAGACCACCCCCCTGTCACAGTGAGCCCCATAACCCTTAAAGAACCCTTAAATAAAAATAAGGCTAAAACAAAGCTAATAGATTGGCAGCCTAATATTAACGATAAATCCTATGCAAAAGACCTTGGCTTGAACGCTGAAAGCATTTTAGAGGGTATTCGGTTATGGGATCAACAAAACGGCAATAAAGCCGCATATGTCGATTGTAGCGCGTTTTGGAAAAACTGGTGTAGGAAAGAGGCCGAAAGAAAGCCAAAGCGCGTGACAAGCCGTTCTAAGCCTTATAACAACAATTATAACAATCAAACGACGGAATGGACGCCGCCGCAGCGGAAAATGGTCACCGCAGAAGAATGGAAAAACCTATCAGAAAATATGCGCACCTATTATCGGCAGAACCGGCCTGACGTTATCGCTGAATTAAAAAAGATTGGGGGAAAGGTGTAAAAAGTGTTTACAAGCTGAAAAGGTCACGATACGCTGATTAAATCAAATAGCAAACGGGAGATTGCAAAATGTCTTATTCAAAGCCTAAATTATACACCTTATGGTTTTTCGGATCAGAAACACAGCTTTTTGTCGCTAACGAGCTAAAAGAAGTTAGTGAGCGTTATAATTTCGACCTAAATGAATTGTTGCGTTGGGGCGAAGTAGATTTTGACGATAATGACGGCAATGGCGTGTACGGCGGCATTTTCGAGATGGCCGAATAATGAGCCGCGTTTTTATCATAGCAGTATTAGCAGCCGGTTGTAGTTATACGCCGGTTGCTGATCTGCGCGTTAGCGGTGATAAAGCGCAGCTTTACCAGCGTGACGTTACTGAGTGTCGTCAGCTTGTCGATCAGGCGTTGTCGCCGCTGCAAGTAGGGGCAAAGCATAAATGGCTAAATGACTGTTTACGCGGTCGCGGTCATAGCGTTTTAGGAGTGTAAAATGATAAAAGATATAATCTGGATGTTATTTTTAACAGCGTTAGCAATTGCTTTTGGCACTAATGCTGTAACAACAAACTACAATGTTTGGGCTTTTATGGCTCGTTTTGGAGGGTAAAATGGATAGACACGTTGCAGAAACAATAATGGAACAGGTCAAGGCTTTCGATCCGTGGGCATTTGCCGCATACGGTGCGCAAAGTTTTATATCGTTACCTGAGAATGATAAGCGGTTAGGCGGGTTAGATTTTAAGGTTAATGGAAGAGTGCACAAAGGCAGCGTTATGATTAGCCTAATGCCAAACGACACTTATATGGTGCAAGCTTATAAATACGCAAAAAGCAAGGGCACTGTTAAGATAGAAACGCTAGAGATCGTAAAAGACGTTTATTGCGAAGAATTAGTGCCGGTTTTGGATCGTATAATCGAAGGGAGCGCGTAATGGCTAAAAAACAGGCAAAATCAGATTGGCAAATCGAGCGCGAAAAACGTATTGCCGAAGAAGAAGCCGCATATGAATGTTTAACTCAAAATCAAATGGAGGCTATTGATATTACATATAAAGCCCTTAAAGCTTTTATTTATGAATGGTCTGACGGCTTTGATATATGCGATGTCGAAACACCGCGTAAATTGCAAAAGGCGTTTTGGGCAATGCACAATCACTTTCATATAGTTGAGGGCGATGATGAATGACGAAGAAATCGAATGTCTTGAGTGCGGTGGCCTTGGATGGTTAATATATTGGCAGGGCAAACGCGGCGCAAACGATCCCTGCGGAAGCGAAGTGCAAGATGATTGCGATATATGCTTTGGCAGCGGGATGATAGAAAATCCGCAACAACAATAAGGAAGGGAATAAAGGGCGGCATTGACCGCCTTTTATTTTGCGGATAATGTCACGGGATGGATTATGTGCTATTCTTTGAAGATGAAGTCGATTGCGGCGTATGTGGCAAGGCAACCTATGCAGTCGTTGAGGCTAACAGTGGCACGATCAACTGCACTGAGTGCAATGGCATTATCTTTGACGCACGCGACTGCCACGGCACAGTCGTCATATTGGAATTAGACAGCGAGACACAGCACTAATGCAAATCAACGTACAAAGTAACATATCTGCGTTTGCAAAAGCTATGGATGCGTTTGGGCGCGATCATACACCGGCAGCGACAGCTAATGCCTTAACAACTACAGCGTTCGATGTACGCAAGCAGATCGTTGACGATACCTATCCAAGCAGTTTCACAGTACGCAATAAACGGTTTGCAAGCGCGATGTTCCGCGTTGAAAAGGCAACAAGGCGTAACCTAACGGCACGCGTATATGATCGACTAGGGCGTGATTATATGACAACGCAAGCCGAAGGTGGATTAAAACGACCGCGTGGCAACAACATTGCAATCCCATCTAGGCAAATCAAACGCACAAAAACAGGCAGGGTGCCGAAGAATAGGCATCCGCGTAACGTATTAGGCGGCAAGGCGTACAAGACAAAGCTAGATAGTGGGCAAGAAGTTATTGCAGAACAGACAGGACGTGGGGCAGCGCGTAAACAACGGGTGTTGTACTTGTTAGAAAAGATTGCACGTATTCCAAAGCGGTTTGCGTTCTATGAAGATGCAAATAAAAAGGCGGGGCGGGTATTCGACCGCAATTTCAGAAAAAGTTTTGCTTTTCAGAAGAACAAGGCGCGAATGAAATAAAAAGGTACTTTGACAAGCATACAGCCACGGGGAACGCACAACCCCGAAGCAATGCTAGCGATAGAATAAAAAAAGGGGTTTCGTTTTACAATGAACATCAAAGTAATAGATATAGATAAAATCATTCCATATGCGAAAAATCCGCGCAAAAATGATGCAGCGATAGCAAAAGTGGCCGCATCTATTAAAGAGTTTGGTTGGCGGCAGCCTATAGTTGTTGACGCTGAAATGGTTGTAATTGCTGGACATACGCGATTAGAGGCCGCAAGGCAACTTAGTTTAGAAAGCGTGCCAATTCACATTGCTACAGACCTAACAGCAAATCAAATAAAAGCATACAGAATTGCAGACAACCGCGTATCCGAAGAAGCGAAATGGGATGAGCCTTTATTAGCCTTAGAAATCGGTGATTTACAGCTAGACGGGTATGATGTTACGCAGACCGGCTTTGACCTAGGTGAAATCGAAAATCTGTTTTTAGAAAAAGAGCAAGGCGATAATGACGCAGAGGCAGAATGGACGGGGATGCCGGAATTTAACCAGCAAGACAAAACTGCGTTCCGTTCTTTTCCGATACACTTTAAAGATCAAGAAGCGGTCGATCAGTTCGCGGCGTTAATTAATCAAAAGATTTCAGACCGCACTAGATATGTTTGGTTTCCAGAAATTGAAATAGATAGAATGGCGGACAAAGAATATGTCGATGATGCCTAATTTCCCGTTATATATTCCATCTAAAGGGCGGCACGATACAAGATTGACGGCAAAGTCATTAGAAGAAATGGGCGTGCCGTATCACATAATTGTTGAAGAACAGCAATACAGCGATTATGCCGCTGTCATAGATAAAAATAAGATATTAATTCTAGATAAACAATATCAGCGCGATTATGACACCTTTGATGATTTAGGCGATACAAAAAGCAAAGGACCAGGGGCGGCAAGGAATTTTGCGTGGGATCACGCCATATCTAATGGACACGAATGGCATTGGGTTATGGATGATAACATCAACGGTTTTTATCGGCTAAATAATAATATCAAGATAAAAACAACTAGCCCGTCATTTTGGAGAGCGATGGAAGATTTTGTTTTGCGTTATAAAAATGTTTCTATGGCTGGGCCAAATTATTTTATGTTTGCATCCCGTAAAAGCAAAATGCCGCCTTTCGTTTGCAATACTCGCATTTATTCTTGCAATTTAATTCGCAATAGCTCACCCTTCCGGTGGCGGGGAAGATATAACGAAGACACTGACCTGTCTTTGCGTATGTTAAAAGCGGGGTGGTGTACAATTCAGTTCAATGCTTTCTTGCAAATGAAAACAACGACACAAGTTATCAAAGGCGGTAATACAGAAGAATTTTATGCAAAAGAGGGGACTATGGCAAAAAGTCAGATGCAAGTAGATATGCACCCCGATGTTTCTGAGCTTGTTTGGAAATTTGGCAGATGGCATCATCACGTTGATTATAAGCCGTTTAAGAAAAACAAATTAATTCGCCGCGATGATATTAAAATACCTAACGAGCCAAACGAATATGGTATGAAACTGGTTATGAAATAATGTCAAAACAAACATTTCCATTACAGACTATTGCAAAAGTTTTAGATTTATCACCGCGCCGCGTTCAACAGCTATCAGGTGAAGGCGTTATCCCTAAAGCAGAGCGTGGACGTTATGAGCTTGTGCCGGCAGTACAAGGGTATATTAAATATTTGCGCGAAAGAGCTATAAAAGCAGATACCAGCGGTGACGATTACAACGCGCATCGAACCAGACTGACTAAAACCCGCGCTGATCTAGCAGAAATGGAAAAAGAACAGATCAAGGAACAGCTTATTCCTGCCGCCGATGTAGAGCGTGCTTGGATTGATGTTAGTCAAAATATGCGACAAAAACTGTTAGCCTTCCCGCAAAGGGTAGCACCCGAAGTTTACGCCGCTGAAAAACTGATTGAAGTAAAAAGCATTTTGAAAGATAACATTTACGATGCACTTAAAGAGATCAGCGAAGTCGAAGTCAAAGTCACTCAACCTTTGCGTGGCACAGAACTTGGCGAAGATAGCGCAGAAAACACTAGCCAGCCTAGCCCCACCGCCTGATCTAGCCATTGACCAATGGGCAGACCAGTTTCGCGTGCTTTCGCGTGAAAGCAGCGCAGAGGCCGGTAAATGGTCAACCGACCGCGCACCATACCAACGCGGGATGATGCGTGCTATTTCCGATCCGGCAACCGAAACCGTTGTTTTTATGACCGGCGCACAGATCGGCAAGACTGAAATCATAAATAACGCCATTGGCTATTACATATCGCAAGACCCGTCACCTATTCTTGTCGTGCAACCTACTTTAGATATGAGCAAGATGTGGAGTAACGACCGGCTTGCGCCTATGCTGCGAGACACGCCAGCCCTAAAGAACGCTGTGAAAGACCCGCGCAGCCGCGATAGCGGTAACACTTTACTGCAAAAATCGTTTGTTGGTGGTTATATTGCTATGGTCGGAGCAAATTCACCGGCTGGTCTGGCATCTAGGCCGGTTAGGTGCGTTTTCTTTGATGAGGTCGATAGGTTCCCACATTCAGCCGGAACAGAGGGCGATCCTATTGATCTAGGCAAGAAAAGAACGGCAACCTTTACTTATAACCGCAAAATCGTAATGGTTAGCACGCCAACCAACAAAGGCGCGTCTAGGATCGAAGCAGCTTATGAAGAAAGCGATCAACGACAGTATTTTGTGCCGTGTCACGATTGCGGGCATAAGCAAGTTTTAAAATGGGCTCAAGTTAGATGGGAAAAAGATCAGCCGGATACAGCCGCATATATTTGTGAAGATTGCGGCAGCGTATGGGATGATGCGGATCGTTATCGCGCGGTTCGTGCTGGTGAGTGGATTGCACAAAACCCTATGAATAAAACCGCCGGTTTTCATCTAAGCGGGCTATACAGCCCTTGGACACCGCTTGCGGATGCAGCGCGGGAGTTTTTAGTTGCAAAAAAATCGGCAGAGACGCTGCGTGTATTTGTGAACACGTTTTTAGCTGAAACTTGGGAAGATGAAGGAATTACAGTTAATGACATCCGTTTTGAAGATCGGGAAGAAGAATTTGGCGTTAATATATCTGATGAAATTGTTGTTATAACGGCTGGCATTGACGTGCAGGATGACCGATTGGAATTAGAATTGGTAGGATGGGGGCGTGATGAAGAAAGTTGGTCGCTTGATTATAAAACTTTGTATGGCGACCCATCAACGCCGCATCTGTGGAATGATCTAGATAACATCCTAAAAGCCGGATATGTGACCGAAAGCGGCAGACAGCTAGGAATTAGGGCTGCGTGCATTGATAGTGGCGGCCACTACACGCAAGCGGTCTATAACTTCGTCCGGCCACGCGAAGGGCGGCGCATATTTGCCATCAAGGGTATGGGCGGCGAACAGCGTCCACTGGTGTCTAGACCGACAAAAAACAACATCGGAAAGATAAAATTGTTTGCAGTCGGCACTTTTCCGATCAAGGAATTGATTTTTTCGCGTTTACGGGTACAATCGGAAGGTGCAGGGTTTTGTCACTTTCCAGCGGGGCGTTCTGACGAATATTATCAGCAATTAGCAAATTCTGAAAAGATCGTCACAAAGTATCAAAAAGGGTTCCCACGCCGCGATTTTGTCAAGACACGCACAAGAAACGAAGCACTTGATTGCAGGGTTTACGCATATGCTGCGCTTTGCATTTTGTCGCTGAATATTAACGCTGTTGCCGATAGGGTAGTTAATGCGCCGGAACCAGAAGCACAACCGCAGCCGCAACAGTCAAATCCACTTGCACGCCGCCCGAAGCAGGGTGGCTTTGTTAATAGCTGGCGGTAAATAATGGCAAACAGATTTGATATAGACCAAGCCCCTGACGGCCAAGCACCCGAAACAATCATCATTGGCGATTATCTGCTTTGGAAGCGCACCGACCTTGTTGACGACTATCCACTGGCAACGCATTCAATGGAATATGTCGCACGCATCACTGGCGGCGGTGCAACTGAAATCAAGGTCGCTGCAACCGAAACTAATGGAACATATGTTTTTGAGGTAGACAGCGCGACCAGCGCAACTTATGTCGCTGGCTTTTACCACTGGCAGTTAGAGGTTACAGAAACCGCATCTGGCAATCGCGCAGTCATTGAGCGTGGCACGTTTACCGCCATCGAAGATTTGGACGTAAACGGGGCAGACCCGCGCACGCACGCTGAAATAATGATTAGCAAGATTGAAAGCGTCTTGCAGGGTAAAGCTGACGCAGATGTTGCCAGTTATTCGATCAACGGGCGGTCATTGACCAAAATGTCATTTACTGACTT